ATAATCAGCACCACTCTTATATTCTCCCCTGGCAAACACACGCACAGCGCCGCCCGGTATCATAAAGGCAAACGGTATAACTATCCGCTTATTCTTAAATATTTCAATGGAAACACCGGCAACCGGGTTCGACTTCGCCTGCTTAAAAATGGTTGTCTTTTGCGCCCCGCGCTTACTGATGCGCATGGAGCCTGCTGCAGTTTCCTGCTTAGGAGAAAACGCATCAAGCGGTATAGGCTTACGGGAGGCAACAAGCTTACCGGTAACAGTGGCTGCATTCGCGTGCTGATAATCAACACCCTTTAAATTCTTTTGTGAAATATTATAAACCTGCTTGATCTCCCGCCTGGCAGATGTACGGGCCTTTCCTAAAGTCTTATTGATCGCTCTGGCCTCAGCAGTTGCAAGCTGGGTAGCGCTAAGAGTAATACCAAGGCGTCTTACGGTCCTTAAAGCATCATCCGTCTGTATGTATATCATATCGTACTCGGTTTAAGACGAGTACGCAGTTGGGGAACACAATATTACTAAGAACCTCCACTATGTATAAAATGACTTATCCACAAATCCACAATGGCTTTAAGCATACAGATATCCAATTGCCGCAATTACCGCCGCTAATAATAGCAGCCCCCAGGCAGTGCACATAATGATGATCATATTCCTTTGACGCTTTATTTCATCAGCAACAGCATCTTTGTAATATTGCTTACACTTTTGCTCATCGAGCCATATTTCTATAGGCGGTGGCGGAATAGGTGCTCTTAATCCCATTATTATCATTTTTTAAGTAAACCTAAAACTGCCATCATCCTTTTCCTCGATCACAGTAACAAAAGGGAAAGATTCTGGCGGTATTTTTTGTATGGTGTCTGTCAGCGGCTTAGATCCTGTAAATACAACATGTCTCGTTGCACCTAAGCTTATTTGCAAATTCAGGCATTTACCCTCATACCTGCTGTCTGTTATCTTATAATCTAGTATTACTATTGACCGGTTCAGTATTTTGCTCATTTTTATTTTTTCGCCGGTGAACACCTTTTTTTCTTCTTCTGGCGGTGCAATGTTCAGGTCTTGGAAATTTCTCATGAAGTAGTTTGTTTAATAGATTGTAACTGTTACAATGGCTGGCCCAGCCCACATAAGCCATAATAGTCGCATTACTCGCGCCCTTAGCCACAGCCCTTCCAAAACGCTTCTTTATGCTGGGCCTCATAAGTGTAAATTTGTGGTAATTCACATACCCCACAATGTCTATCCCTTCATCTACTCTGCACACCTGGTAGTTATCCTTCATGGTGAGTTGCAGTTCCACATTAAGGTATTGCTGCATTTCTGCCCTCAACCGGTGTAGTAGAGGTTTATTATCACCCAATATCAACATATCATCTGCATACCTGAAATAATGTACTGCGCCACGTTGCTTTACAAAACGGTCAAAATACATCAGGTAGAAGTTTGAAAAATACTGGCTTAGATAGTTGCCAATAGGTATACCCGGCGCTGAATCTATGATCTCATCAAGCAGGGCCAGTAGATCCACATCTTTTATTTTTCTCCGGAGCATTTCCTTAAGTATCTCATGGTTCACGCTCGGGTAAAACTTCGTGATATCCATTTTTACATAGTAAGTAGTGCCGGCCACGTCCTGTAGCGACTTCCTTAAATTACGCTGCAAACCATGAATGCCCCTACCCTTGATGCATCCGTAAGTATCTTCCGTGAACCAGGACACAAACAATGGTTCAAGTATATTCATTATGGCATGGTGCACCACTCTATCTATATATGGCAGCTCATACACCAGCCTTTCTTTCGGCTCATAAACAGGGTATACCCTATATTCCGAAGTTTTGAAACGCTTTTCCATAAGAGTATTATGAAGAGTAATGATGTTGCACCCACTGGCACCATCGAATTTCTGTAGGCTCTTCTGGCCGCTCTTACCCTTCCTGGCCTTGCGATCAGCTAGCAGGAGGTTTTCAATGCTGCATACATCCTTATGTAAATTACTTTTTCTTTTCATAGCCTTTGCTGTTCGGGTAGCTTTCCCTTTCGGTACTAGCGCCCCTTTTAACGCTTTTGTTTTTTGCCCTGTTGGCACGGTCTGCGCTGGTAAATATTCATTCAGCAAGTTGAGCCCCGACACTCGTGTTCGTGTTCGTGTTATCGTAGTCGTTGTACGAAAGCCTGAACCTGGAAGCATCCGAAGCCACACCCAGCGCACCACCTTATCTTTAACTACTGGAAGTAATAATCTTCGTAATATTCACTGAAGTATTGCGCTGCGTGCTTTAATTTTTCAATATTCTCGAAAACGTGGCGAGCCCCGACAAACGTGACCGTGTACGTGTTAGCGTAGTCGAGGTACGAAAGCCCGAACCCGTACTTCTTATCCTTATTGGCTTTTATGAACCACCAGATGCTTAGCCTGGTCTGTGCAGTATTGGTCCAGTCTGCTTCCCAATCTCCATTAATGGCAAGAGTTATAATATCTACTACAAATTCGGCCAGTTTGCGTTTTATATACTTCTCCCGCAGCTTAGGGGGTAATAGTTTCGCCAGCTTTATAAAAGCTACCTCGGCATTTTTTAAGGCATCTGGTTTCATCCCTAGGGCTTTGAAAACCGCCTCTATATTTATGATCTCTGTATAGTGCATACCTGATATTGTTAATAATGAAATGAATTTATTTTCCTTTAAGCATGTAAGGCTCAAATATCTCCTCGCGGAATGTCTCACCAATATATTCGGCAGTGTCATCGTCTTTACAAAGCAGGCGAGCCCCGACATACGTGCTCGCGTACGTGCTAACGTAGCCGTAGTACGAAAGCCCGAACCCGGTCTTATGCTCTTCATCGGCATCTACAATAAACACCGGTATACATTTCTCTTCCTCCATGTTGGTAAAGTCAGGCTCATAATCCTGGCCATTCACATCCTCTGTCACAACCATAAGCTCGTAATGCTTCCTGATGGCAACGTGAAACCGCTCCGGCACCTTTGAAAGGTCCGGGTATGCATCCTCGGGTATACCAAGGTTCTTAAACGAATCTGCCACCTTCGTAGGCATCGGCAATGTTCTGTCTGTCATTGTTGCTTGTTTTTATGATTAATAAATAAATACTTATTTACCCTTGCTTTGATTAGTAATATTATTGTAACGGTCAATCTCGGCGGCTATTAATGCGCCTGCAATAATCAACCTATTAATATATGGTTTCATTAGCATTTTTTCGCAAATAGCACCTGACCAACTTTCGGGAAACAAATCACCATCAGTTTCAAGTAATGCTATTGTAGCCTCTATTAGTTGACCCTTAACGTTCTCTGCAACATCTCGTTCAGGCGTTCTTCCATGTTTTTCAATTTGTTCTTTGCGCTCAATAGCGATTAATTCTATCCCTGTTTTCATTTTGTAATTTTTACCTCTTTGAAAATGTCTTTGATATTGAAATAGGCCATAGTCTTAAGAAACCGGAAGTACAATTTCTTCTGTAGCGTATAGATCACCATCCGGTATTCAGATGATGGTATCCAGCCCTCCGCCTCATAAGTCTCATATATGCCGCGCAACCTCAAAATGTTATCCTTCTCCGATACATCTTTCCGGAATAATGTGGATTTACTTATCCTGATCCGGTCCTGTATAGCGTAGCCAATCAGCTTGTGCCAGTATTGGCGCGAGTGTATCTGTATGCCTCCATATTTGCGAAGCAGTTTATACACACCGGTGTACAGATAGATGAACTCTGTTGATCCTGCCAAATAATTGTTGTAGTCATGTTGTATCATCTGCTGTAATTCAATTTCATTCGGTATCGGTACTTCTTTTCTTTCAACCGCTGGCCCGAGCAGTAACTTTATTTCTCTCGCTTTTTTCCGGTATAAAGCAGTCTTGTATTTCACGTAGGCCCTAAGCACATCCCCTACAAATTCCGCATTTAGAACCTTGTTAAAGTGCCTATATACTTCGTCGTATTCGCCTTGGTTATTCAGGTAGAAAGCATGTCTAACCTCATTTGTTGTCAACCCTGCAAACTGTGGCGAAGACAACATAAACCTTTTTAATACTTCAATCTGAATCCCTACCTCTTTAAGCTCCATCAGGGGTACACCTGTTAGTATCTTTATTTCAGAGATAATATCCATTAGCTCATCATGCGCCTCCTTCTCCGTTAACCACCGTAAAATGGGAGAATTCAGTTCGTTCCGGATTATCTGCAGCTCCACCATGCTTAAGCGCTTGGAGATCTGCAAGCGTTGCCCCTCCTTTTGGTCCAGGACCTGAAGTAATGTTGCCTGTTTTATTTCCAGCTCCTTGTTGCCCATTGTTGCCATCATTAGGGTTAGTTTTCAAATCCTGTATATTCAGCCAGTTCATAAAATGCGAGCACCATTCATTCAGTGCACGTACCTGCATTAGCTCACCTACCAACCGCTCGTTAAACCTGCGGGCCCATCCACGCATCCTGTTGTTGAGCCATGCTATCCGTTCGGTTAAGGTCGTTGGGCCGTATAGCATCAGTTTCGCGGCCACCAAATCCCGCACCTGCCCGCAAACATTACTTTCCAAAAAAGCAGTCAGGCAGTCTTCAAGGGTCAATATTTCATTGCCGCTCTTTACGGTGACTTTCTTTGCGGGTAGCTCAGGTGGCGGTTTTTCTTTTTCCCCCGAACCCCCTTTTTCTAATTCAGTATTAGATACCAGAGTATCAGATACCATATAGGTTATATCATTTGTTATAACAGGTGTTATATCATCTGTTATAACAGGATTTTCATTTTCTTTTTTTGCTTCATAACGTTTTTTCATTCCTTTTTTTCCTGCCGCCGCTTTCTGCGCTGATTTCATGGCATTTGCAACCATGGAACGGTCTGTAATTTTCAGCTTTCCATGCGCAAGTTTTTCAATAATAAAAACCTCCTTTTGAAAAAGTTCCCCGAGCAAAACTTCAATTTCGTTATTACGGAAACCTAACAAAACTTGCAACTCTGTTATATCACCTGTTATAACACCACGCTCTTTACTGATCCACATTTGTACTCTAATTTCCTGATATGCTCCCCTGGCGGCAACACTAAGCGGCCGGGTATCGCGCATATAATCACCTACATATAATTTAAACCAGGGTTCTGTAACCATTATTTCTGTTATAACACTTGTTAATAATTCACCTAATCCTAATGCCGTTATCGCTCATCGTCTCCTGGTTCACATATACCCCATGATATTTTATATGCGCCTCGTGAAATAACTTCCATAGTATTTCCAGGCCTTTATTAGCAAGATTTGTATTGATTAATAGATCTTGTCTGCCAATCGCCTCAGCTAGTGAGCAGCTGGGGCCTTGATCGCTCCCCTTCCGGTCCCTGAAAATATCAGGGTGTAATTTGTCAATCGAAGGAAGTGTATCACGGCATATATACTCACTGCCGGTAGGCTGTTTTATTTTCTGAAGAGTACCTATTACCATTTGCCCGCGGTCACGCATATTTCCGTAATCCATCCAGTAGTAAGGTATTTCGTATGGTTCGGCACGCTCCCTTATATATGCATAGTTGGTCACACGTCCAAGTGGTGTGGCTCGCTTCGGTTCTATAGCGGCAACAGCGGCCATAAGATGCATTTTTATCTCTTTCCTGGCCTTACCGCTATCTACACAACTGATCGTAATATTAGCCGCCTTTATTTCGCTTTTAGCTGTATAAGTGAGTGGAAAAGCTTCCCAGTCAGTTCCGAAAAACCGGTTTATCCTTCCAACCAGAATTGTGCATTTATATCCATCCACATCTGCAGGGCTGAATAACTGCCTGGCAGCGTTGGCATCAGTTACCTTGTCAGGATCAATAGCCCTTACAAATAATCCAGGGTGTCCAAGTGCCTTAAGCGCACTGTGCATCCTGCCAAGTGTGTTGATCACCTGGCTTCCTGTGCCACCGCATCCGATCACATTTACCGTCACCGGATGCTGTGGATCTATGAGATATGCAGCTGTATAATGAACAGCTTCTTTGACAGGTGCCTGCACGGCCACCTTTTTATTATTCGATTTCGATATCGTCGTCCTCGAAGTCTTCTTCGTAGTTGGAGCCATTTTTGTTGCCAATTAAATTTTCAATAAGTTCACCCACTGTTTTATATTTACTATGCTGCTGCAGTTCATTTTTACTCGGGAACACACTTCCTTCCTTTATCAGCCGGTTCCAAAGTGTCTTAGGATTACTTTTACACATGCGGTCATTGTGCACGTTATTTTGTTCGGCCATGTAAAAACCGGTTTCAAAGCGTTCAGCCTCTTTTTCAAACGTCTTAGCTTTATATTTACCCACCTGTGCACTCCCAAGACATACATTCCCATCTTTATAAATATTAAAGAATGGAGCATTATAAAGCTTCGTTTTCCATTCGGGCCGCTCATCATTCATAAGGGCGTATACATAGAGCTTTGTATTGATGATCACATAAAAGGTTGCCGGAACATATACCACACTATTACCTTTTATACCCAATGAGGCGGAAAAATTAAGTGTACGTTTCATAGAAGGCCTGTACCAGCATACCATAGTTTTTCCAAGCTTATTAGTCCCGTAAAGCATGTGAGCACTTATATATCCACCAAAATCCATTTCAAAACTGTTGTTCTTTGCATAGCTCACAGCCATATTCCTGAAAATATCATCAGCCATAGGTACTGCTGCCCCGAGCAACACTTTACCACCTACATTTTTAACCTCACGGCTTTCGAGGTAAAAATTATTCTTACTCTGATCGCGATATACAGTGATCACTACCTTTGGGTGCAACTGGCGGTTAACATTTGTGTCATTCATAAAAACTAATTATAATTCATCTTTAATTTCAGCTAATTCAATCCGTTCAAGTAAAGTCTCTGCCGGTGTCTCCTGGGCATTCATCATTTCTTTATAGAAATATGTGCGGTGTCGCCATAAGAATATACTGATACCATCCCGCATAAAATCATATAACTTCACTGGGAAAACACTTCCTTTTATCTCTTTAAATACCTGGCCCGGCTTAGCGATACTAAACATTAACGGAACGAAAATGCCGTATTTACTGAGGTCTTTCTGTAACACACTGTTAGCCCTTTTATGTATACAGTCGTTTTGATGGCAGCTCCATATAAACTTATAGGACCGGTACGGCGTCCAGGGAGTTCCCTTTTTATAGTGTGGCACATAAGTATGGTCAGCAATGCAGCCGCCTTTCTCGGCAAGCTCTAAAGCTGCCTGTACCCAATATATTACCCGGCGCTTTCTCCAGCTGGTGATACGATATTTCAATACCTGCGCCCGGATCATTTCAATGGTTATTACCCTACGCCTGCTTTTTATTAATTTCAAGTACTGCGAAGCCACGCCTCCGAAATATGACGCATACTGTTGCATCAAAACATGATTATTATTACCTAAACAGCAGGAAGATCCAAGCTCTTTCATGCATAAGGAATAATCTCCATCCTCATCCCACAAAGGCACTTTATTTGCCTTACTTACAAGTGCCACAGTGTCAATGATCATATCATGCATGGCAATATCACGATCCTTTAAAAAAGGAAGAAAATCAAGCGATAAAAACTCTTCGCTATCACGCAGTTCATTACTGCTATAATATTTATAGGCTACAAATCGGTATCTCAGTTTATTTGGATCGGCCTTATCCACGAAGCTATCAACGGTCCATCTTCCTACTTTAGCTAGAGGGCTTAGCTTTCTTAACAAGCGGCATATTACCTCTATAGGGCTGCTGTCTATGGTCCACTGGGGTTCCTTCATATTTTTATACTTGGGCTGCGCCTTCACGATTGCATACAGATCCTCGATACATTGAAGCTGTTTTGCCTCGGTATTTATTATTTCTAACAGCCCTGCTGGCATCGGATAGATATC